AAGTTTACTTCTTTAGCGTCAAAGATGTCTGTGTACTCTGGCGCGTTCCAGTTGCCAAGTGTACAGCTAATCAAAGAATGAGAAATACCCATCGCAGTAACATCTGCTGAAGTAGCTTTCTGATTTGCAAGGCCTTTACCCATTGCTCTGAATTTATAAATATCACCGACAACATCATTACGATTTGTTACGGTGTCCTTTAAACCGCCATTTGTTTGAAAAACGTGCTTGACTTCAGAGTCAAACAGCGTTTGGGCAGCTGATGATAGATTTGCGGACATATGTCCTCCTTTATAGTTAAATTAATATTACCTTTTTGCCGGGTGTCCACTAATGCGGGCCGAAGTCCTTCCTGGCTGGGTTCTATAAAGAAGTGTCCAATGGTTGGATTTTCTCTGATTGTACGCTACATTTAATATCTTATGCAACAAATTGTATCTTTTTTGAAGATTACTTAGGGTAATCAATCCCACTTGTATCTAATTAGGCCGGAGAAATATGAGGAGAGCTATCAAGCCTCTTTAGATTGGCAGTGAACCTGGGAGAAATTTTCGTAAGCTTCATATCCCGCGTTGTATTGTTTTAATGTTTCTTCTGATCCATACACAAGATCATGTGGCTTGCCATCTTTTGCACAAAGCCAACCCGATTGCCAGGCCCAGGGTTTTCCTTTTCGCCAGCTCTTATTCTCCATAAAGCTGCTCAAACTTTTCTTTTACTTCTGATCTGTATGCTGCGGAAGTTGCGTACTTTGGATCTTTAATCATATCATCTAGAGCTTCTTGAGTAATTCCAGGAGCTCTGACTGTGTTTGATGTTGGCATTTTGCCTTCAGAACTTTTAGCAATTAAAGCTTCTAATACTTCTACACCGGCAGCTGTCGTTGCTAAACCTTTAAAGCCTTCATATTGATTTGAATCTAAATTAGCTCTACCCCAATCACCAAGATCTCTTAACCTGGCATTCGCATTCTTACCTAATGCCTGGATCTCAATGTTCTTTGCAGCTTCTGGATCATTGGCTTCTACTTCCATTTTGGCAAAGCCATGTAACATCTGATCAAATGTAGCCTGGCTCATGTTTGTTTCTTTAGCTACATTTTGAAACCACTCTAACCTAGGATCTTCCATATCGAATTCGCCTGGCAGATCTTCTGGTGCTTTGATTTCGTATTCGCCTTCTGGCGATCCAGTGAAACCTCCGAACTTTTTTTCTAGTTCAGCATAGGCTTTGGCCTGGTCCTCCACTGATTTGTATTTATCTTTTAACCATTCAGGCTTTTCACCTTCTTCTGGCGCTGCTGCTTCGACCTCAGTTGATTCAACTACTTCTTCTGCTGCAGCTTCTTCTACTGGGTTTTCTTCTATCAAAGTTTCTTCTTCGCTCATATTTATCTCCTGTGTTATTTAATTAATCTCAACTTCGCTTTCTGTTTCTATCCAAACCTTAGCTCCGCAAGACAATGGCTTATCAGGTGAATAGACAACTTTTGAATCTCCCTTGATGATTGCCTCATGGGCATACCTATTGTCTTTGTAGGTCTTACAAGTCAATACAGGTTCCCTTTCGCCAGTTTTAGCGTTGCGTTTTATGACGTGCTGATTGACATGAATTATTGTTTTCATTAAGTTATTTTTTATCTGTCAAAGACAACTGGTCGATAATCTGTCTGACTATGTTGTTTTGACCTTCTCTTAACCCAGCACCAAATTGTGTCGAGTTTGGATTTAGCACTGGTTTATCAATCGTAATAGATTTCAACCGATTCAGAACATATTGCCCCGCATCTGTACTAAAACATTCTTGGAATTGACCAGCTATTTCATTTGACTTAGCTTGGTTCTCTTCTCTGGTTTTTTGTATCTCTTTACCATCAAGATCTAACTTATCCCAACTGCTCTCCGCCACCTTGCATCTCCTGTTGTGCTTGCATCGCTTCTGCTGCTTGCGCTTGCATTTCTGTTCTCTCTTCTTGTGATCTTAATAACTCTTGATCGATACCAAGCTTCTTACCTATATAGCTCGGCATATCTTCCATCTTTGTTCCCAACGCAAAGACTTCCGGTCCAAGGGCCATTGTCATTTCCATGTATTGCTGAACTGCTAACATATCTTCTTGATCCTGGGCCCTGGCTAATGGTGAAGTGTGCTTGATCGTAACTTCGCGACCATCCACTTTAAACTCACCAAGCTTGCCATTCTTCTTTAAGATATAAACAGATCGCTTAATGATCTTTTCAATAAACTCAGTCTGTAACCTGGAGAAAGCTGATCCGGCATCCATAACCAATTCTTGACCGCGCAATGACATTTCAGTCGCTGTCTTTGTTGGAGAGTCCATGCCACCATAAGGTTCAGCAAATAAACATTTGTTAATACTTTCTCTGAGATCCTCCATGACTAATTCAGACACATTAAAGTCACCAGCTCTTTCCAGAGGGCGAAGTGTAGGATTAGAACTATCGTTAGATCCGACCGGGATGGCTGTGCCTGGCTCCAGGTTGATGTTATATGGATTGATAACTCCATCATCAGTTACTGTGTAGATCCCAGAAATAGCGAGAGCTGCATTGCGAAGCGCAAATTCACTCACTTTATTAACTGTTTTGATCGCTGGTAGCACTTGCATCACTCTACCTCGACCAAGGATCTCACCTGGTACAACCATTTCCCGGAACACGATCCAAGGAGAAACTTCATAAAAACGTGTGAATATAACTTTTTGATGCTCTCTCTCGATCACGCATTAATAATAAGCGTTTTCTTTTGGAGCAAATACAGTGCCTTCGATCAGATCGATCTTAGCATCTGGCTTATCTTTGACTTTTCTTGCAGCTTCATCTGATAGTTCAGCGCCTGGCCAGATCCTTTCAATATGCCTGGCTGGAACGCTATGATTTCTCCAGATCGTTTCAATAGATCCTTTTGGTCCTTCCTCTGGGTAGAGATCTGCAAGCGGAACTGCTGTGAAATGTAATAATGAATCGCCACCTGGATCGGCTTCTTCCAGCATTAAAGCGCCAGTTGAAACGCTGAGATCTAGTAAAGCTTCATGTGCCTGGGTAGCAAAGTTTGAATGATTAATGTGATCAAATAGAATGTCGTTTGCTTTGTCCAAATACTCCTGGACTTCTTCTTCATCTTCAACAACTTCTGATCCAATAACTAATTTGGTCCATTGTCGCCAGGGCGGAATGAGAGTAGCTTGTAATCTTGACGCAAACTTCTGGACTCCCATAACTGCGGTCGAGTCATAGATGTCAACATTCTTCTTTTGTCCTGGTGTATGAAGGGAAAAGTTTTCACGCTGCGGTAAAGCAAAATCATAGCATTCTCTTAGATGATTGATCCAAGGATCCTTTCTGCTTTTCGCTGCTTCGTAACGAGCTATCAGTTCTTTGACTGTCCCTAGCTCTTTAGGGATTTTAAATTTAGCCATCTTGCTATTTTCCGCCTAGCTTACGGTGAATACCTCTTTCATCATTAGAGATTAAAGTCATACGTCCTCGCTTTGAGCGCTTGCGAGCTTCCTCTCTTGAGGCTAGTTGTTTGTCTAGCCTGGCATCTTCTTGCTCTTGCCTTTTTTCAGCTGCAGTTTTTTCTGGTGGTGGTGCTGGTGCTTTTTTCTTGCTTCCCATGATGCTCCTTAATTAATTAAATATCCTATTACAATCCGCCTAATAGCGATTGACGATTGTTTCTTTTTGAACTTAGAGTAGACTTACCGCTTTCAGCATCTCGGAACTGCCTTCTCTTTTGTACCATTGCTGTAGCGCTCTTCTGATTAGCCTTCTGAGCTGCTACTGGATCTTTCTTTGTTGGTGCATTTTTAACGAAACTCCAAGAATCTTTCCGGCTTCCCATGATGCTCCTTTATTAAATATTTATACAATTGATAAGGCCTATAAATCCACCAAGTCTTGATCCCTCCAATCCCTAACAAAGCCTTTGTTTGCTCTACACAAGTGCAAAGCGTTGGGTACGGATTCCGGATCCTGGAATTATCGCGCCGAATATTAACGTGGATTATAACACTACAATTAGTATCATTGACAACATTTTGTATCTTATGTTGTGGACCAAAGGGTAAAACCTCGATGTCAGTGCCGCCAAGCCTGGGATTAAAAGAGATCCAATTGAAGCCATCCCAACGTACTGCCCAGACATGACGAAAGCCTGGTTTAAGTAATTTAGCAAGTTTCCAGGGCATATCGCCATGCTCGAAAATGACATACCATTCAGCAAAATCGTACTTCCACTCTTCAATGAGTGAGTGCTTGAGCCAAGTCAAAAGATCTTCCAATCTTGCTTGAGTACAGCTGGACCGGTCATTCCTTCATGACGTTTATCGATCCAGGCAACAGCAAAATAACGGAAGGCATCAGCGCCATGTGAGCTCCAATCGTGCAGCGGTCTATCCTTGTACACTCTTTTATCCTCATCATATTCGCAGCGGTAATAACTCAAAGCTCTGATTCCATCAGCACAGCGCTTCTCATCGAAATAACACCTGGGCAATATTCTCCTGGCAGCTTCAATGCCATCCATGATCGGTAGATTCGGTGTCACTCGGAACACGATCCCCATTTGCCTTGCTTGATCCTTTCTTGATTTACCAGTAGTCAGCTCTCGAACTTGAATATCATGAGGGGCCCAGTGATCTCCGAAGGTGATGCCATGCGTATCTCGAAAATCATGCAGCCAATTGATGTAATGTTGTAAGCCT